TTGTGGCGGCGATTGCGAGGAGTCACGTTCTCTCCTTGTTGACATGGGCACTCCCTAAGAAATGGGGTGCTACACGCGATACAATGTACCAGCGTGTCGCAGAAGTCGGGTGGACTGTCATTACTTATACTTTGACAGGCTTTTGCAAGCTATGCGAACTCGCTCTTCCTCTCACGAAGCTACCGCGGTTGGTCGGTTCAATGGGGATGTTAGCGTGCGCTAAAGATGCAGCATTGATCAGCTGCGTCGAGTTGTTATTCAAGAAGTACTTGCCACATTTGGTGGTGAAAGGCAAAACACAAGATGGTGTGTGTTCACGATTCGCAGCTTTCGCACGCCGTGCAAAGCGCATGGGTCGCAAGATTGTTTCCATAGACATGAGTGCCATGGACTCATCTTGGACGCCAAATGACCGAGCAAGAGTCAGACGCGTCATCAAGTCAGTATGCGATGTATTGCAAGCAATGCTCGACGCTGAACTGCAGGACGACTACGTGACACATTGCCATGCCAGCAAGAAGTATCTTGTGTGGATCCTAAAGTACATCATCGTGGAGCTCAAAGCGTGTGACGCAATCCTGTTCTCAGGTGAACGCGGCACGTCTATTGGTAATCGCATTTTGATGCTTATTACTTTCAGTGCGGAGCTTCTGCGTGTGTTTGGAGATGTAGTGGGGAGACAGAAGATTTATAAGATGTTTCATTGTCCGGAAGAAGCGTACGAAGAAGGTACAGACGAGAAGGCGTCAGGACAAGCAATGACACATGGTTATGAATTCACGCCATACGAAGACAAATTCCCAGACGATCCCGACATGGATAACAACGTAGGAGATGGCGACGACAACTCGCTTACCATCGAGCATGACATGTACGCAAGTGAAGAAGAATTTGTGCTCGCTTGGGAAGCGTATCATAAGCTTGTAGAAGTCTGCAGCTCGTGGGATGAGACCACGGACATGGAGTGTTTGTCCATGATGGTGATTTTTTCCGGCGAGACTGCGTTCTTCGTGCCGAAGGTGGCGCGAAACGCACAGAGGCTTGTCGCGCACAAGATTACCATCCCACCTGGGAAACACTTTGCTGAAGGATGTTACACGTACACTCCATCTGCCAAGCAATATGCTGAAATCGCTACTGATTTGTGGCAGCGTTCGTATACATTGCGCCATACGATGGTCACCCGCCATTTAAACCGTGCGATGTTTGAATACTGTTACTCGAAGTGCGGCGATTGTGGTACTATCTACAATGACGACATGAAGCGTCTTGGCAAAGAAGACGGAGATGTGCGGCTGAGCGATTGTCTCGACGCTGTGCGACAAAACGCAT